GCATATTGGCTGGGAAGGGTCTGCCCGCTGACAGTCTGACGAAGAAAGTATTTTGGGTTGTTCGCGCCGAGAACGTCCCCGAGGGTAAACGCCCCTATCGACTGGTTGACGGTCCCGCCCGAAAAGCCGTTGTTCCACCGATCCGACGCCACATAGCCAGTGAGTGAACTGCTTGCCGCCCGCTGCCAAATGCGGAAGTCGCCGTTGATGATGCGGTTCTCGGCGTTCACGTCCTCGCCGCTGCTGTTCAGGGCGTTGGCGGATGCAGTGACAGCTGTGCTACCCAGCGTGATGCCGGGGGTTGTGACTCCAGAGGTTCCGTCGAGGGTTATGGGCATGGGGTCCTCTTAGATTTCTGCATCGGCACGCAGTATCCCGATAGTGTCTATCCAACCAAACCCTGCGGGGAGCGCATTATTGTTGTATAGCAGAGTTATCGGGCCTGTAACGGGGCAGGTGTAGGTAAACGTAGTTACAGTAATACCAGCGCCGCTGTTCAACACCGCTCTAGCCGTAGATGTAGACGTTGTTACTATCGCAGTGGCGCGCATCGCGGCTCTTAGAGGTAAGCTCGCTATTAGCGAGTCTGTACCAGAGAATTTCGCTGCTACAAGACCTGTAGCGCCCGTTGCGCCTACGTTTGCGGTGAGGTCCCACTGTTGGTAGTACCGCTGGCACAGCGCCAGCTCAGTCCCCGGATCACGCGGTCTGTAGTCAGCAGTCGCCGCAGCGGTCCACGTACCTTGACGGATGTGGATGCCCCAGAGATCGACGCCGATAGTTTGGAGGCCGAGGCTGCTGGTGCGCGCGTTAAAGTCAGAGCCTGCGGAAGTCCAGAAGTTCACTTGGAGAATGTCGTTGTTATTGCTGCCAAGAGTCTTTCCGGTGATCGACGGAATGTTGAGCACCACAGCGAAGGGTGCCCACGTTGTGCCGAGGGTGACAGTAGTGGGGTTGATGCCGGTGACGGCAGCACTCGGCGAACCCCCCGTTCCAAAGTTCTGCGCGCCCTCAACAGCCATATTGCCCGTCACACCCGAAGACCGTCTGGCCCAGCCGAGAACAGTAATAGTCTGCCCGGCGTAGCTACGCACGCCTTCGATATTCTGAACCGTATAGGCAATCTGACTAGCAAGTGATTGCCCACTCACGGTCTGCCGCAGGAAGTACGTAGGCTGAGTGGCACCGAGCGCGTCTCCGAGGGGGAACGCCTGCCGGGCCTGCGTGACAGTCCCTCCGATAAAGCCGTTCTGCCACCTATCCGCCGCGACATACCCGGATGCCGTGCTGGTAGTAGCCCGCTGCCAGACCCCGAAGTTACCGTTGATGATCTTGTCTTCCCGATCCGCCAGCGGGTTCAGCTGAGCGGAGCCAGCGGGAAAGACCGGGGGGAGCGAGCCCGCTACGTCGGTGATCGTGTTGACTGCGAGAGTGCTCATGTGGCGCTCCGTGCGAGGAAGGCTTGGAAGTAGTATAGGTCAGGGACACCAGCTAAAGTTGAATATGCTGCCCCACTCGACTGCCTTACAAAGTATTCAATGTAGTCAGTTGTACCATTCATGCTCACAAGCCCCGATACGACTGGTCCAATCCCAACAGAAGATGCAGCCATTACAGTCGTGATTAGGATGACACCATTTTTATGAATGGCTGAGACGACTTGACTTGTGGCAACAGTCGTAAACCATGATGCAGTTACCTGATAATAACCTGCCACTGTGGGGGTAAACCGATAGGTGGTATTATCGTAGTTGGAGTTTGTGTCGAATACCTCTACGTTCATCTGAATCTTGGTATAAACGCTGTTTGGGATACTCTGAGACGCGCTCATGTAGGCACTAAACGCTGGGCCGTTGACAGGAATCCCGCCCGACCCAGTCGAGAGCAGCGTGCCCGTGTTGTCGGGCAGCGTGAGCGTCCGGTCGGTGTTCGTGTTCGGCGAAGCGATGGTCAGCGTGCCGGTACCCGAGGCGTTGCCGGTGAGTGCGATTTTGCTCATCAGATCACCACATACCTTGCACCGGAGGACACTGTGACGGTCACTCCAGAGTTGATGCTCACGGGACCCGTGGACATAGCATTCTTCGTAGCTGGGATCGTGTAGCTTGCGGTGACAGTCTGATCATTCTCGACGAAGACTTGGTCAGTTCCGCTACCTTGTACGAGCGCGGATAGATCGTCAGAAAGCACGGTGACATATGCTAGCGCGTTGCCTGAGAGGTTCAGCAGAGACCCAGTGCTAGACTGCACCAGCGTTCTGGTAAGTGTTGGCCCCGCTGCCGTGTATACCCCACGACCGACTTCCCACGCGAACCCATCCTCGATTGTGTAGCTCACCGTAACGCCAGTAGGCAGACCGGCTGCAGCGAAGGTCTGAAAACCAGCTAGCGCGGTTCCGAGGGTTATAGTCCCCGTACCGGTGGTGGTCGTGTTAACCTTGGCCCGGTCTACGAACGTAACCATTAGGCAATCCTGATGATCGCATTGGCCGCATCAGCTACAGGAAACTGGATCGTGAAGGTGCCGTTGCTCGACGACTTGTCCGTGCCGAAGTCCAGAACCACACAGCTCGGCGTGGTGTAGGTGTGGGCCGGGGTCGTGTTGTAGATCAGTGCGCCGCGCGCCGTGATCGTGGCCGTGGTGAACGACAGGTCAGCGAAGTCCGTGAACGCCGTGGTGCCAGTCGTAGTAGGGCTGATGTTCGTCAGCGCACCGCCACCCGCAGCGTAGGTGCCAGAGTTCGCCACTTCGTTCGTGACCGTGTACGAGGTGGTAGCAGCGGTGAAGCTGGCTGCGTTGGTGTACAGAGCCAGCTTGAAGATGTCGCCACCCGAGACGCGGAAGTCGTGCACGCCTTCGAGGAGCTCGTCCTTGAAGCTGGTACAGAAGAAGTTCCCTGTGAAGGCCATGTTACAGTCTCCTGATCAGTTCCGCGAGGCTGGGCTGCCCAGCGTCTTTGATTGCGTTATACACAGTTACACGGTCGTTGGTAACGGCCTCTTTCAGGTAGGACGTCACGATCTGTGTAATGGCGCTCCGAAAGGCGATGGCCTGATCTCGGATGGCCGGTGGGGCCCCTTCAGAGACGCTGATAAGCCGTTCAGCACAGCGCGCCCCGAGTTCTTCCGGGGTCTGCCCGCGATTGTTCGTCGTCACAACCGATACAATCGGCGTAGACGGTAGGATCATCTCTGCACCGGCCATCAACCTGCGCCTCCCAGACTTTGCATTGTTCCGTCACGGTAATCGTCCCGCTTGGATCGCAGGTCAACACCGAAGAGCTGGAGCATCGCTTGGTTGTAGCGCGTTGTATACAGCTGCAGCATGTCCGCCTCACCCTTCTGGTAGGTGTAGGCTTCAATGAGTGCGCCGTAGAGCAGGGTGGTTTCGGCGTTGTCCCCGAGCCACGACGTGCCAGCAGTCACGATAGACGGCGGGTCGAAGTAGTAGTGGAGCTCTACCGTGTAGGCGGCGTCCGGGGTCGGCCCGAGAATGAAGTTACCTTCGCTCAGCGGTACGCGATCACCGTCAAACTGCGCATAGTAGAGGGGAAGACCTTGCGTAGACGCACGGGGATATGCCTCACGAATGAAGTTCACATCCTTATCGTACAGGTACGTGTAGTCGCCGTCGGCGTCCACGACAGCCATGGAGAACACAGCCAAGAAGTCAGATGGCCGTGCGAGGTATTGGCTTCCCAGTGTCGTAGACGCCGTGGCGTTCTTCCGAAGTTCCGGAATCATAACCGAGCGATAGATACGCTCTTCGGCCTGACGGACGAACATAGGAATGTTGGCGACGAAGCTCGTCTCCGTGCTCTCTACATAGTCGGAAACTAGCGCGACCAATTCTGAGTAGTTCACGATGTACCCCCGATGTCCGCTTTAGTTTCTGCCAACCACTTCCAGAAGGTGCTATGGGAGACCCCGACCTGTATGCAGGCATTTGACTTTGTGGCCCCGGAAAGAACAAGGGACCAAGCCTCCTGACATAACTTCGTGCAGGTAGGTTGCAGGTTAGCCATGAGGTCGCGCGCTTTCATCCACTTCCAAAAAGTGCTGTGCGAAACCCCGGCGCGCTTGCAGGCTATATACCGAGGCGTCCCCTCTTCTACTAGGCCCCAAGCAGTTTCGCATAGAAGGTCAGATTTTCTCGGGCCAACGCTAGCCCAGCGCGCCGTAGCAGATTTTTTCATAGCGACTATAGTTTCGGCGCTATGTTTTCTTCCGCGCATCGCCCCCGCAGGGGGTACTCCGACGTCCTTCATTAGGTTGTACTCACCCAGCGCAGAAATCATACGAGCCTCGTACATATTTCTATCAGTTCGAGCGCACACAAGCAGAGGGTTATACTGAAAAGCGGGTTCACCGTGCTTCGCCCAAGCCTTTTGCAGGACAAAAGATGTGTGTTCCCCTGCGCGAAGCCTGCGAACGTGCGTAACCCACCGGCGATGCGGCTCTACAGTAGAGCCCACATACATCTTGCCAGTTGCCTTATTTTGGATAGCGTAGATCAACGCTGTACCATCCGGCATATATGTGAGCTCGGTATAGTTCATGTCTTATCCCGCCTTAGCGAACTTTCCGCCCTTGGATGCAGTGCCCATGCCACGGCACTTACCGCCGCCAGCCATCTTCTTGGGGGCAAGGGTTTTGAAGTCCGTGCCTTCGCGCTTCGCGGCATTCTCACCGCGCTGCAGGGCCTGCATCGACGCCATATCAGCTGGCTTTGCCTGCGGGCGCTTCGACTTGGCCGGGGCCAGAGGCTTCTTCATGGGACGTTTCATATTCACTCTCCTTCAGTTGTGACTACGGTCACGGTTCCGACAGAAGCTATCATATACTGAGCGGGGTTCCAAATCGGATTCCACCCGAACAGCCCGTTACCCGGGGCATAGTCTGGCCGTGGGTTCATAAGCGCCTGCGGATCGTTGATCTTCAAGCGCCCCAAAAAGTTCTGTGGCTGATCAGGGTCTACGATGTCTCGCCCGATACGAAAGCCCGTCTTTACTCCGTTCTGGTATTCCCAGACGAGATCAGAGAGCTTGTACCGAAACCCGCTGCGGTCACAGATGCCGAAGGCGTGTTTACCGCGTGCATACGCAGACATGGCTTACCCCAGCATCATGGTGTTGAACGGAACGAACATTACCGACGAGCGATCTCGGTCTTCCGACGCGGCCAGTGCGAACTGCTCCTCGTACTCTTGCTTCAGCGCGGGCACCCGGTCAGATACAGCGGGCTTCTTCATGGCGATATAGTAGGCGAGCCCGGAGACAAGCGCAGGCACGAAGCGCGGTGGGATAGAAGTGAGCGTACTCCCAATACCCCCTGCCAGACCGTCGATACCTTTGAGACGATAGTAGAAGAGCGTATAGGTCTGTCCGCTGTCAGGCGCGGGCCACAGCGTAACCGTCGTGGACGTAGCCAGCCGTTGCACAAAGATTTGTGTCGGACGTCCCGTGATCAGCTTGTTGGTCTGCTGCGCGTAGGTGGACACCGAGATGCGCTCCAGTGCCGTATCTACCTGATAGACTCCCGTACCAGTACGCAGCTGATGTTCGATCAGATCAATCGTGTCTACTGGAAGTGTGTACGTGACCTGCCCGGCTAGTATCGGCACCGTGCCGCTCTCGATGGTGAATAGGTTCAGGCCCCGGTTGGCCCACTCCAGCGTCATGATGTTGAGGCTGCGGCGAGCCGTCTTCAGGTCATAGCCCGAACGCATCTCAAGGCCAGCCCGTTCAAAGGCTTCCTCAAAGAGTTCCGGCATATCGGGTACGACAACGGCCATTACTTAAACCCTTTTACGCAGCGGTTAGCGCGAGTGCAGCCACCCGGGTTCCCGCACTGGCGGCAGGGGGTGAACGTGAACAGGTCCGCGATAACAAGTTTGGCCACGGGAGGTGTAGCCACCTTGGACGGGGGTTTCAGCTTAGTGACCTTCGGCTCGATAAGTTTCTCGGTCATTTCTTCTTCCCCTTAGACTTGCCGCCCTTGGCCAGCGTGATAGTCGGTTTGACCCGTGCCATCATAGGTGCTGCCGTTGCGGCCATAGCAGAACGTGGAGCCATGGCGGAGGTAGGAGCCGTAGCAGTCCCCGCCCGGTAGTTGTACTCCGGATCGATACCCGGGCGATACCCTGCGGGGGCCTTGGTAGCCAGCATGCCGGGTTTGGCGGCGGGCGCTGCAGCTGCGGCGGCTTGCTTCGCTGCGAACAGGCTGGAAGTGCTAGGCGCAGTAGTTCTCGCGCTAGCGGCCCGGTATGCGGCCTGCGTTGCAGCCTTATCGGCGTTGCCGTCCCTACCAGACGCGGCGATGCGCTGGCTCACGGTACCGTACTTAGCTGCACCAGCGCGGTTACGCGCGACGTTGCCCGGGTCTTTCGACGTAAGGCCCTTGATCGATGCAGCCTTGTACGTCGGTGCGGGGGCGTCTTTGCCTTTGTCCCGGGTGTTGCCAACACCCCGAGAGGCTTGATCTTTTGTTCTGGGCATCAGCACATCTTCCCTTTGGTTTTGCCCTTCGAGCAGCAGCCGTCGCCGCGAGCCATACCACCTTTAGCCATCTTCTTGGTTCCACCACCGCAGGCCATCCGAGACGCCGGGGCAGTAGCGATCTGTTTGCCCATGTTTGCACGGCTCATCATTTCTTTTTCCCCTTTTTGGCGGCGGCTTTCTTGGCCACGCCCTTGATGGTACCCTTGTTCTCAGCGGCGTAGAACACCCGCTCGCCCCGGTCTTTGCCATACTCCTTGAGCATCGCAGCCTTGATCTTCTTGCCTTTGGCGGTCAGTGGCATCAGCAGTTCCACGCTCTGAGGGACAGCGCCTTGCGCGTCGGTTTACCCTTCTCGTCCTTCATCGGACCCGGCATCCCAGACATTCTAGCACAGAATGACTTACGGCGTCCCGCGTCTTTCTTGTTCTTCGGGTTCGGTGCTGGGGGCTTCAGGTTCATGCCCTGAGCCTTGGCAGATGCCCGACCTTTGGCGTTGAGTCCGCCCTTCGAGTCCTTACCTTCCTTGCGGGTCCACGCCGGGGTCTTAGCCATCTACTGGCACTCCTGTCAGGCCCATAGCACCAAGCGCGGGAACC